CTTACGAGGCAATTCCCTGCACATTTGTGCAGACCGTCTCTGACGGATGATGTTTCCTAGCCCTCCGGGGCTATTGCGCTGGAGGGCTTATGCTTAAAACTATCACTGATAGTGATAACCATACTGTTGGGAAACTTCAAGTTAAGGGTCCCGTATCTTATGGTACTATTAGATTAGCACCTTACGGAATTCAAGCCCAAGGTCTGAAATGCAAATATAAGAAAGGTAAACCTTATCTTTACTGCAAATCTGATCTTAAACTTGAAGAGCGAGTTGCTGTTCAATTAACTGATGGAAGCTGGACGACAATAGTCAAACCATCTTCCCATTCATTAATTAGCGGTTTTCTCGACTCAGACCCCTTTACAAACCTAGACGAAGTCCTTTCTGAGTCAGATTTTCTGGCTTGGCAGGACGCTGTCTCCAATTCTATGGAGTACGGCAACCTTCTTCTTATGGTCTCAGCTCTCGAAGCTGGAGACACTATGAAGATGGTTAGACTAGTGTTTGTAAAATTGTTCAACGTTATTATGGACCTATATAAGGCCTGTAAGAAGTTGAATATAGTAGCTACGTATGACATTCTCGCCGATCTTTGGCTTGAATGGCGTTACGGTTGGCGCCCCTTTATAGGGGAGTTAACCGCTATGTATGATCTGATTACGGCTGATAAGCTGTATAAAATCAAATCTTCATACGGCGGCCATAGTGTTTCTTTGGAAGAACCTATCGCCCTAACGCCCATCTACTGCTTTACATCTGAGGGTCGTACTTTTAAGTATGAACCTTATTTGGATTTCAGTTCGGTGGCCACGAAGGTTGGATTCAACTACTCCAATACCTCTAATTCGAGGAATGATAGTATTTGGGCCCAACTGGGACTTGACGCTGAGTCTCTACTGTCAACTGCTTGGGATCTTATCCCATTTAGCTTTATAGTAGATATGTTTCTCAATGTAAGTCAGATTATTCAGGCTCCTTCCCAGGAGAATGAAGTATCTACCTTCAATGATTACGTATCTAGACTAATTCATAGTCCTAGACTCTTGTTCAAGTGTACGTCCATAGACGGGGCGGCTCCTACGGAGCTACCCTATCCTTACCCTGACATTGATCTCATAACCCGTTTCAGAGACTGTAAGAAACTTGAATCCTCCTATTGGGAAGATCCGGTTTCTAGGCTCCAAAACCTCAAATCTGACAACCCTCTTTTTCAAGAGATGAGTCTAGTTGAGAGGTCCTTCGGTTGTTATGTGATCTCATCAGATGGCGGGGATCCTGTAACGCATCTCGTTGAGAAACGCTACACGACCTCGGGCTACGACTGCGATGGTAAGCAGGTTGAAGATAATCACTACTTCGGTTTTGCTGACAATTATTTTATAATTCAGAAGAACCGTCGTGGTCAGTGGATAACTTTCTGGAATGATACCATTACAGAAGATCATCTACGATTACTTCAACGCTATACCCCCGATGATACTTTGGAGTCCGTTAAGAAAGACTTTGCGGAATTCATTCACGTAGTAACTGAGGAGGATTTAGCACCCTTTATCAGCGCTTTTCGCGCAGAGCTGGATGCTTTACAACCTTACGATGATTACTACGAGTTCTCGGAGGAAGTTAGCAAGCTCAATATGAAATATTGGCCCTTGCGTGCTTCAAATTATGGCCAAGAGAATGATTGGTATATACCAATGCTCATCGGCTATTATTATACCTTGGGTCGCCTTCCCCAAAAGGGAGACGACATTATTATAGACGACAATCTCGACATAACGCTCGAGAGCTTAACTATTATGGAACGTAAACTCCGTAAAACTGATCAGAAAGATCGTTGGGAGCTTACTACCGAGTTAAACCCTAAACAGTGGGCCGATATAGCAATAATCGGCGAAAAACTTGTTCGGGGACGTCTTAAATATAACCAGATAAACTAAAATCTTACCCGCGAGTGATCGCATAGAGGATATTAATATGGCTAAAACTGGCCCTATCTTCCAACCTGATGAAAACCCTATTATCATACCGATTGTAGGTCAGAAGCTTCGTGAGATCAATTCTGACACGGTGCAATTTGCTCTTACTGAGCATACACCGCAGAATCGTCACTTATTGACGGTAACGTCAAAACTTCCGACCCCTCGGAAAGGGAATCCAGGCACAGTTAAAACAACTGTGCATATGCTAAAGGACTTCGAACTAACTAGTGACGATGGTACTAAGAAATTAGTCCCCGTTATCATTAAATTAGAAACTTCATTTCCTGTAGGAACCAACTCAAATGAACTTAAGCTTTCTATGCAAAAGTTCTCGTCGGTAACTCAAGATTATGAAGTCTTCGCTGACCTTTTCGCTAATGGACTTCTGGTAGATGTGCGCGACGAATCTCTTTGATTTATCATGCTTCATCTTTATAATTCTTTACCGAATTATCCAGATTTTAATCATGTGAACCTTTTTAGGTTCTATAGGTAGATAGATGACAATTCCAAGTCAAAAATCCGTTAGTTCGGCCGAATCTTCGGCCCTACGCGGTATGCTTTTTGCTGCCCTAGGGCAAGTCAAGCATCTATTCACCGATACTGAATTGAAGCGCGTTACTGGCTATATACGCAGTAACCGCTTCGATGTTCACGAATTGCCTGAGGTTTCTTCAAAATTGAAGGACTCTCAGGTTAACGGTACGTTGAACGTATCCGACTTTCGTGGACTTTATCAGTTCTCTAGTCTTCTAAAGAAGTATCCTTTCTCCGGCAGCAATGATGCTTGCCTACAGAAAGGTCTAGAGAAACTCCAGGCTGGTGAAGCTAGTTGCAAAGATGTCAATGAAACGATCGATCAGAGGTTTGCCTCTGATCCTGATCTTTTCCGACGCGTTCAAGCGATCGTCGAGGATATCCTCGGTATTGATGTCCCATGCAACTTCCTGGATACGGATATATTTTTCGGCCCTGGCTCAACCACTAATCTTAGTGGTCGCAAGTACGAAGAGACTTCTCTGTTTTTTAAGATTTCAGATAAGTTACTCGTACCTGCTAAGGCTGCGAAATATCTGGCTGCTCTCCTTTCGTATCAACCTAATTGGGTTGACATGTTAGGTTGTCATTATCATATTGATAGGTGGAATTTTGATAACAGGCTAGCCTTTGAGCTGGCTGTTTTCAAGAGACACTTTATCATAGTTGATGACAATTATCCTTCAAAGATTGGGTTTGTCCCCAAATCTTCAGAAGAATATAGAGCTATAGGTATTGAGATGAATGGTCTCGTGCCACTTCAGAAGGTTGTCGGATCTCAGATCCGCAGTCGACTCAAGTCACACGGTATAGACCTTGATTCTCAAGGGCGCAATAGACATATGGCTCGCTTGGCGAAAGTTTTCGGCTTGGCGACCATAGATCTAGCGAACGCTTCTTCTAGTATTTCACTAGAACTCGTTCGTAAGTTGTTACCTCCTCAGTGGTTTTGCCTTATTTCTGCTTTCAGAGCTGAAACAGGCGTTCATAAACCGACGAATACTTCTATCTCTTACGAGATGGTATCGTCCATGGGTAATGGTTACACTTTTGAGCTCGAGTCCCTTATCTTTTTCGCTCTGGCTAAGGCCATTGCAGAGAGATCGGGACTTAGTCGGATTGAAATCAAAAGGTCTATTTCTATATTTGGTGACGATATTATCGTTCCCCAACGTATAGTGACCGATTTGATTTCTTCTATGAAGCTTTTCGGCTTCACTGTCAACTTAGAGAAATCCTTTGTTCAAGGTTATTTCTTTGAAAGTTGCGGATCCGATTACTACCGAAATGAACAAGTGCGGCCTTTCTTTATAAAAAGATCACTTACAACACAAGAGGACTTACTGTTTTGTATGAATAGCATAATGTTACGTGCTATTAAAGCTCAACAACTAATCCTTTTTGATGTGTATAAGGTGCTTTTTAAGAAACTTCAAGACGGTCCCTTTTCTATTGGACCGCTTCATTTTGATAGAAATTTAGGTTCCTGCTGGAACCCTGAATATTCTTCTGATGATCTTGAAGCTTGCCTCCGTCTTCCTTTAGTAATTGCTCAGGCTATGGGTGGAGTGTCTTTTGATATTCCTGCCCAGAGTCTAGCTTACTATAGAACGATGGTTAGAGGAGTTGAAGTCCCTTTGTCGCAGAATCCTCAATATGCCGTTCGGCACGTAAGGTATTTTCTGTTCTTAAGGGGTTTCCTCAATGGCAAGGCCCTCCTGCGCGGCCGAACTGTCCGTGTTCGGCGTCGTAGAATCACATCCCGTTGGGATGGTGACCTAGGTCCTATGGAGATGAGAATAGCCGCCCTTATGGCCGCTAATCTTATCCAGTAGGCATTTAAAACCGGTCTAAAGACCGACCAAACGACTAAGGAAACAACAGCGCTCACGCTCTGTCCTTTCTCCAAGG